GGTGACGATGAAGTATATTATGCTCGTTCAAATGAAGAAACAAGCACACAGGCATTACGTGATTTCCATAATTTATATGTAAAGAGGAATCTCATTCAAGGTGTATCGCGTAGAGGTGACACCTTAATAGATATCGCGGTCGGAAAGGCTGGTGATTTAAAGAAATGGATATCCGCAAAATTATCTTTCGTTTTTGGTACAGATGTTTCTAAGGATAATATTCATAATCAAATAGATGGTGCATGCGCAAGATATTTAAATGAAGTAAAAAAGAGTAGTAATATTCCTAAAGCCCTTTTTGTAAATGGCGATAGTGGATTGAATATTCGTAGCGGACAAGCGTTTGCCACAGAAAAAGATAAACAGATTGCCAAAGCCGTATTTGGACAAGGACCGAAAGATATGGCGATTCTCGGAAAAGGAGTATACAATCAGTATGGTGTTGCCGAAAATGGATTTAATATCACATCGTGTCAGTTTGCTATGCATTATTTCTTTAAGAATAAGGAAACCTTTCATCAACTTTTACGTAATATTGCCGAATGTACCAAAATAAATGGATATTTTGTCGGGACATGTTATGATGGGAAAACGGTATTCAACTTATTAAAGAATGTGAAAAATGAAGAGGGAGTTACGATTATGAAAGAAGGACGTAAGATTTATGAAATAATTAAAATGTATGACCAAACCGGATTTCCAGATGAAGATATGAGCTTAGGTTATTCAATTAATGTATTCCAAGAAAGTATTAATCAATATTTCCGAGAATACTTGGTAAACTTTGATTATTTTACTAGAGTAATGGAAGATTATGGTTTCGTATTGGTAACGAAAGACGAAGCCAAATATAAGAATTTACCGAATGGCTCGGGTATGTTTTCGGAGCTTTTTAATCTTATGGAAATAGAATTAAAAGCAAATCCTAAGAATGCGGCTAATTATAGAAAAGCCATGTACTTGACACCGGAAGAGAAGCGAATTTCCTTCATGAATCGTTATTTTGCTTATAAAAAGGTGAGAGATGTGGATGTAAAAAAGATGGCGCATGTTATACTAAAGGAAAGAGAATTTGAGGATAAGTACGGAGAAGATGCAGTAAAAGAAATAGAAAAAATGGTAGAGGGTAAAGAAGAACCAGAGCCAGAATCTGAACCTGTCACAAAAAAGACTAAGCGATTGGTTTTAAAGAAAGTACCCGAAGTTAGTATTGGAACAGAAAAAATAAAGATTCAAATTAAAAAACCAACGTAAAAGTTGATTAAAAATAGAAAAAAATATCATTAATTGTTAATTATTTCATAACATAATAATAATATAAACACAATTTTCCAAATAATATATCCAATATGACATATTATTTATTACCAAGAACAAGTTATTTAATACATAAATACATAGACTGTACAGAGAAAGAAGAAATACCGGTACCGATTATTTCTAATTCATTATCCAGTTATTTATACAATATGAAAGAGAAAATAGATACCAGAGAAAAAGATTGGGATATATTTAAAAAATATACCAATCCATATGAATACATACATACAGCTATTTCTTTTAAGAAAAAATGTGTTGCAAAATATAAGCCGATATCACGTTCTTATTTTAAAATGATAGAAATGATACATATTTTTGATTTACATTTTGATTCAAGACCGATGAAAAGTTTTCACCTAGCTGAAGGTCCCGGTGGATTTATAGAGGCTTTAGTCGGACTCAGGAATTGCCAACATGATAAATATGTAGGGATGACAATAATAGATGACAACAATGACCCAAATATACCAGGTTGGAAAAAGACCGATACTTTTTTAAGACAAAATCCAAATGTTTTTATAGAGAAAGGTAGTGATAATACCGGTAATATTTTATCATTAGAGAACTACAACTATTGTAGAGAGAAATATGGCTCTTCAATGGACCTAATAACAGGCGACGGAGGATTTGATTTTTCACTAGATTTTAATAGTCAGGAAATAAATATAACACGATTATTATTCGCTCAAATAATATATGCAATTTCAATGCAAAAAAGAGGTGGATGTTTTATTATAAAATTATTTGATACATTTATGCAGCACAGTGTTGATATATTATATATATTATCATCATTTTATGATAAAGTATATATTGTAAAACCACAAACAAGTAGATATGCGAATTCGGAAAAATATGTAGTATGTAAAGGTTTCACAAATATACCGTTTGAGAATTTTGGGCCATTTATTCAAAAAGCGTTTGAGAAAATGTTGCTTTCGTCTAGTTCAGAATTATTTATTCATAGGTTTTTAAACATACCAGTACCAATATGTTTTTTATCAAAGATAGAAGAGTATAATGCGGTTTTCGGTCAACAACAAATAGAAAATATTCATTTTACTATATTATTGATTGATAATAAAAACAAACAGGATAAAATTGACAATTTAATTAATATAAATATTCAGAAGTGTGTATTATGGTGTATAAAACATGATATTCCGTATATTCAATCCACAGTAACATCTAATATTTTTTTATCAAATCCAAATGACGATTTATCAAACAATTATTAAACCTTAAATTTTACACCACCAGCTGTAGATGTTTCCATACAATTTCGTTGAATATTTGAATTTGGCAGAAAAGAAGGATAGGACCTGTTAGGGAACCCAATTTTGTTTTTCATAGTATATGGATTTTCAGATACCCCATATGAAAGGGCACTAGAAATACTTCCACCATATGTAGTTGTAGCATTTTTCCCGAATATATTACCACTGGTTTTATAAGCAGCAGTGTTAATAGTATCGTATTTAACACGATTAATTAATGAGCTACTAGACACAGCGCCCTGTTGAGCAAACTGAGAATTATTAGGCTTATAATAGATTTGTTTATAAATAAATTGTAATGATGGAGTTGTTGTAGATGTGACTAACTGATTCCCAGAATAAGTCTGTGTATTAACACCTGTGTTAATATTTGAACTAGTAATCTTTTGCGAAGGTATAAGCAATGGAAATGTAGTGGGGTCTAGACCCAAAACAGGGGCTAATATAGTATTTGTAAATTTAAAACCTGGGATTAAGGATGTGCCTGGACCTCTTACTGGTGGGGATATACCGGTTCCAATATTATGCAATGTCCAATTTTGACTAGCCCTAATATCAGATGAATAATTGCTAGCTGGGAAATTAATTGCGTCATAGGCTTTGCATTGAAATTCAAAAACATTATTATAATTGTTAAATACGATTGCAAGTAAAAATACTTTAGCACCAGTAGTATTATCTATTAAAAAATGAAAATTTTGAGCCATAGCAAATTGTAAGACACTATTAAAATCATTTGCCGTATATCCATCGGTTTTTTTCGGAACTGAAACATTATAATATTGCCCATCTATCCATTGATAGCTGAAACTACTGTCAGTTGCGATAACATATTTAGAACAAATAGGTAACCCATTAGGTGAATATATGTTATAAGCCGCTAAACCAGGCCCAGGTTTCAAACCCGCGTCTCCTGTACGTATAAAGTTATATTGATTTTGTAAAAATGTTTTATTTCTGCTTACTAAATATTGATTCGCATTTGTATAATAGGTAGCATAGTTATTTGAAGAATTATTCTTTTTAGAAATAATCCCGCTACTTCGGCAACGACGTTTAGCGTTCTCACTAGGCGATAAAAATGTAGAACAACTTCCTGGTTCCTCACATTTATTATTTGGTAATATATTGTCCAAAGTATTTACTAAACCATTACTAGAAGAAGAAGTATTTACTATAGAACCACCGGGTTGGTCAAACTCATTAATGCTGGAAGATGTTCTCGGATAACAACTAGTTCTATCAATGGTGTTTGCTATTTCTCTCCGATATATTTTTAGAGAATTAGGCAAAAATAAATTGGGTTGAAAACTAACTGTGCCAACTTTTTTACCTTTTTGATAAAGCGCAGTTTTTATCGGGTTTCCTACTGTATTTCCAGGATTGTTTTTTATGAAGGATGTAATTTGCGTAAATGTTTTCCCTTTCCAGGATGTTACTGGATTTAAATTACTTAGGTAATTTTTTTTCGTATTTAAAAATTGAGTCATTTTATAATAATATACTATATTATATTATATTATTAAATGCAATTTTCTCCTAATTTTAAAAATTATGTATTGTTGGTAATATTGTTATTTTACGTAATTATTATTACATTGTTTTTCATTTCACAACAAGGATTTGAAAGTTTTAGTGAAGGAATGACACCATCATCAACAATGTCTGGTAATACTAAGACAAGTGGTAACACTATATCATCAGGAGATACCATCACATTAACAACAGCCCAAGTAAATTCATTCTATAATAGTTTAAATGCACTACAAACACAATTTACTACGATGACCACTCCAAATATGTAATAGAGGGAAACCGTAGGTTTCCCCCTTACCCCCTTCCTTTTTCTTTGAACATTATTTATAAAAATAATAAAGGTATACTGCAGTAAAAAAGTATTTGTAGTTTATTAATAATTTATTAATATAAATTCCAGTAACCTACCATGTAATCAATCATGTAATTATGTAATTATATTTATCAATAAAAACAAGATAAATATAATAATTCAAATAATGATAACAATAAGTTATTACCAATGAATATTAGTATAGATTTACAAAAAGTATCAATATTGAATATTTTTTTCCTTGATAAAAAAATGAATATTATCATAGACGGTAATTTTACCAAGATTTTATATTCTAATGATTTTTTTACAATGAATGGACTTTACATTTTATTCCCAATAGAAGTATCTTCAATAGAAAAGAATGCGAATAAAAATTTGTTAAAGTTAAACCCTTATCAAAATAATAACAATATTATCATACAAGAATTTGCCAAACTTGAAGCCAGAATTATAGAATATTATAAAAACACGTATAGATGCAAAGGTAAAATAGTAAATTATTTATCTAGGCAGATGTATTCGGGAAGTATGAAATTATACAAAGAATTTAGTTCAAATGATATTAAAAAATCAAATGTTCAATATATTATTAAAATTTCTGGTATTTGGGAAACCTATGATGAAGTCGGAATTACTTATAAATTAATTGAAGTAAATGAAAACTATTTACATGTGTAATCCCATCATTGATACTCTACGACCTCTGCGTGGTTGAATCGGATTCGTAGTAAAAGGTACATTTCCCTTTCTTAAATCATGTAATTGGTTTTTGGATGGATTGTTTGGTACATCAGTTACAAAATTGGTTACATGTACAAATCTATTTTCTTCATCAAATGAGTATACTAAATCACGAATAGAAGAGAACCCTTCTTGGGTGTTATTTATATATCTGGCAAATTCATCACGATTTACAATTCTGTTAATATTCTCATTTAATTGTAAAATATTAGGGTCACCAATTTTGAAGAATTGGCTTCTATCTATACTAAAACCCGCATTAAGAGTTCTAAATTGTAACATATTATCTTCGTATCCCCATGACCAAAAATTAGGATAACCATTTAATTTTTCAAAATCCGCACCTTTGATAGAAATAATTCCGCCAAGATTGTTTTCGTGACCATAGAAATGTTTAATTTTTCCTGATTCAGTATTATAATCTATAAGATTCTTTGTACGGGGCATTGTATCTACGTCATTAAAAACAAAGGTTATGGTTTGATAATCATTCGGATATTTGTTTTTCATAGCTAAAAATCCAATATTTTTCATAGCACCACGATTAAAATCCCGAACATCACATTGTTGAATAAAATAAATTTTGTAATCTTGGGAGGGAATATCTTCTAATATAGTTGGCATAACATTATCAAAGACTTGTTTTTGTTCTTGACGATGTCTATATGGTACAATAAAGATGATTTTTGGAACAATCTCATTTGGAACAACCTCATTTGGAACAACCTCAATAGTTATATTGTTGTTTGATGATTTTTGCTCAAATGTTTCTATTAACTCTTTCACTGTTTTTATAGAACTATTGTCTAATTCAATACGCTCAGCAGCAGCCTTCTCTTGAGCAGTTTGTTCCTCTGCAGCAGCAATTCTAGCAACTTCCGCAGCAGCGGCTTCCTCCGCAGCAGCATTTTTGGCGGCCTCCTCAGCAGCAATTCTAGCAGCCTCCGCAGCAGCAACTCTAGCAGCCTCCTCAGCAGCAACTCTAGCAGCCTCCGCAGCAGCAACTCTAGCAGCCTCCTCCGCAGCAACTCTAGCAGCCTCAGCAGCAGCAACTCTAGCAGCCTCAGCAGCAGCAACTCTAGCAGCTTCCTCCGCAGCAGCAATTCTAGCAGCCTCAGCAGCAGCAATTCTAGCAGCCTCCTCAGCAGCAATTCTAGCAGCCTCAGCAGCAGCAATTCTAGCAGCCTCAGCA